CGACAAGTGCGTAATTCGCCCGCTTGTGAACAGATGCTGGCAAATCCTGAAAGATGAGATTGTTGGCGATAAAGATTACGCCAGGCAGCTTATTGAGATCTACAAAGACGATAACGCCAACATGATGGCGGGTCGCGTTGTGCAGGACATTGCCAACAAGCACCTTGTCGATGACATGACCTTTGATGAGGCGCTGCGGCACGGCATGGCGGCTGTGGATGAGTACGAGCCGCGCACATGGGACTTTGGCAAAGACGCAGACAAGCTGGCCATCAACAGAGATGAGCTGGCAGATGTGGCGCAGCACGCCGTGGAAGGCGTGATGGCGGCGCATCGTGAGCTGGGGTTGAATCGCATAACCGGCGAGAGCGAAGTGCTGACCAATTTGCCGGGATTAGAGCTGCCTTACAGCGGGTTCCCTGACTTCAGTGGCCAGGTCGAATTAAAGACCAAGTGGTCAAAGATCAACATCAAAGCCAAAAACGGCAAGGCAGCTACAAGCCTGCCATCAAACCCCGATTGGTCGCACATTTGTCAGGTCGCTGGCTATTGGTCTGCCACCGGCAAGCCGCAGCTTATCGTATATGCCAATGCCAAGGGCTACCGCGTCTTCAGCGCAGCTAACTGTGACCGCCTCACGACTGAGGGTATGCAGGCCGCGCTGAACCAGATCACCGCGAAATGCAAAGTGCGTGAAAACCTTTTGAAGAAGGCAGATTCCGTTGAGGAACTGCTGACGCTGGTCGAGCCCGATTTCGGCCATTTCTGGGCTTGGGACGTTCGTCCTGAAGTTCTCAAACAAGCAAAAACAGCATGGGGGTTTAGATGAACAGAAATCTAATATGGCTTCACGTTGATGAAGCTGGCCGTCCTTTGCGTCCTTACAGCCGTCTGCGGGAGTTTCTGCGGATCATGGGCGTTGTGGTTGGCTGTCTATTTGTGATGTTTTGCCTTTGGTGCTTTGTCGTCCTTCTCTCGTTGTTAGGGGGCTGACATGGTACAGCAAGATTTACTTCAATGGCCGGGTCGCCCCGGCCCTAACGTCCATAAAGACGCCAGGGACACTGAGATTGAGGCTGCTGAGTTTGTGGCCCCGAAAGTCACCGGCCTACGGCTGAAAGCTCTCATAGCCCTCAGAGACGCGCCGGCAGGACTAACTGGCAGTCAAGTGGCCCAGAAAATGGGCGCTTGGATCTACAGCGTCAAACCTCGCCTGACAGAGCTTGATCGCATGAAACTGGTCGAAGACAGCCAGCGCCGCGAGAAGAACGACCGGGGCCGCAAAGAAGTTGTCTGGCAGATCACAGCAGCCGGTCGTGAGTTTTTGGAGACGCTTAATGAGCAATGACATCATTGAGGCCATGAAGGCCGTCAACCAGGCCAACGCTCAGGGGCTGCAGCTTAAGGGCAAGAAGTACACCGAGGTTAGCACCCGCGTTGAGGTCTTTCGGCAGCACTTCAAGTCGTACAGCCTGGAAAGCGAACTGGTGATAGATGACGGCCAGCGCGTCGTCGTGAAGGCTTACATTCGGCGCGAGGACGGCACCGTGGTCGCAACCGGTTACGCTGAGGAGATACGCGGCAGCAGCAATGTAAACCGCACCAGTGCCATTGAGAACTGCGAGACAAGCGCCTGGGGCCGTGCTTTGGCCTGCCTTGGCTTGCATGGCGGGCAGATCGCCAGCGCCAATGAGCTGACCGCTGCAAAGCGGAAAGACAAAACCATCAACGAGAATCTTGAGGCTGAAATCAAAAGCAAGAAGACGTTGGTGGCTTTAAACCAGTGGAATCAGGACAACGCAGTTGAAATCACACGACTGCAGAATGAAGATCCTGACGTTTTCAACCGTCTTTACAGTGTGTTTTTAGAACGAGAGAAGGAGATTAAAGATGGCAGCACCTGACTTTAAAAACGGCAAGCTGCAGCTTATCAGCGGGTTCAGTGTATCTGATCGCGTTAGCATGAGCTGCTGGTTGAACATTACAGATCCAGCGCTGTTAGAAGCCGTGATGGCGCACTATCATTCAACCGGTCAACGCCCTGGCTTCTCAATGCAGAAGAAGGTCAACGACCGTTATGAGGACGTGACCAAGGCCAAGATGTTTAATGACGTGCTTGATCCGTATCAGAGCCAGCAGCCGGCCCAGGAACAGCAAGCGCAGCCAGGTTTCGCGCCACAGCAGCCGGCACCGCAGGGCTTTGCCCCTCAGCAGCCAGCGCCACAACAGCCAGCCCAGAGCGGCTTTGCGCCTCAGCAACCAGCCCCGCAAGGTGGCTTTAGCTATCAGCAGGCCAAGAATGGCTAGGCAAGCGCTGTTGCCGTTATCTGAGGCGTGCGTGCTTCTTCTTGGTAAGTACAACGAGAATGAGCGGCGCAGAGTGAAGCGTTGGATTGAGCAAGGCGTCATCCAGGCAATTAAGGATGGCGCAAGGTTCTACATCCCGCGTGCAGAAATCAACCGACTAGCAGGAGAACATCATGGGCAGAAAGTGGACGCCGGAACAGCGTGCGCGTCAGAGTGAGGCCATCAAGGCTTACTGGCGCAAAAAGAAAACGCCGCCAACGATTTGGCAGCGTTTGTTAAATTTTGTAGTTGGGGCGCGGTAGCGCCCCTTCTTTTACGACCAGTGTTCCGCGTCCTTGTTAACAACCGGCATATCTTTCAACGACAAGCATTAAACACAAAAAAGGTGCGGTCGTGTATGGTCAGCGTGCAAAGGTGGGGACGTTAGTGGGTTTGCCGCCCACGCCCTGGCGGCGTGATCGCTTGCGGCGCACGGCTGAAGCCCTTTGAGCCTTGGTCATGCGGGCAGCTTTCGCTGCCGGCACGCATTTTGGATAGCCCCTTTTGCTTTTAGAGGCTGATGATCTGCCGCACTTTTCAAAGCCGCCGCCCTTCTTTGGAGCGCTGATGTCTACCCAGTCCTGCTTGAACCACTTCTTCAAGCTCATGGCTTTTTGCCTCGATACTTGCCGCCGCGTTTCTTGTACTCGCGAACAAGCCAGCTACTTGCATAAGCGCTCGGGAAAACATCGAACTTGCGCTTGGCCGCAGCCTTTACACGGGCATACAGCTTGGGGTTGGTCGGCTTAGGGCCACTAGACTTTTTCTTGGGAGGCACAACAGACCTCAAACGCGGCGCAGGCTACGGCCACCCATACGACCGCCACGGCGGGCGGCTGTGCGACGGCTTGCCTTCTTGGCGCTGGCCTTTTTCGGCATGGCCTTCTTCTTCATAGTCTTACGCATACCCATCATTGGCTTGTTCCTTCCTTGCTGAGATGTAGGAGAGATCGGCGTCAGAAAAGTTGGTGTAATACTCAGTCTTACTGAGCTGTTTAGACGCCTGCGTTAAGTGATCGAGGGATTGAACCAAGATCACACCGTAGTCACCGACAGAGCTTTCAATTTCAGTCTCTATCGGATGGTCATCGCCAAGTGGATGAAAGCCCATCATCCACACGCCATGATGCTGTTTGTTCTGTTCGTTGAGGTAGTCCTGCAAGCCTTCTGGTGTAACTTTGTGAACATCCATGAAGCAGATCACGGTGACCGCTTCAGATGCAGGGTCAAACTTCAACTTGTGTTCAGCCGCTCTTTCATGGCTGTCCACGACTTTAACTGTAACCAGGTTCTTCAGCACAGCAGATCTGGCGTAAGGACAGGGCGCCATGCCGGCGAAGTAGCCATCAGGCACTGACAAAACCTCATGCACCCACAGGCGCACCTCGGCCTCGACAGCCTCTAGCAGTCCCACTTACGCAGCGCCTTGTTGATACGGCTATTCGGATCACGCGCTGTCTTCTTGCTGGTGAGCTTCTTCTTCATGCCACTCATCCGCGCACAGAAGGACTTGCGCCGTGCTGCCGCCTTGGGCGACTTCTTGGCCTGCTTCTTAGATACAGGCGGTTTCAGGTTCATGCCGGCCCGCTTGGCTGATGCGCGGCCCTTGCGGTTCAGACCGCCAGACGGCGACTTGCCGGCCTTGCGTGTCCACGCTGGTGACTTAGGCATTGGCAAGATCCCTCATGCGCTTGACCAAACGCTTGGCGCGATTTGGCACCTGGTCGTGCCAGCGCGAATCGACCATTTCATCCGCAGCGGCGTCGAACCGGCGGGCATCCACCTCACGCTTCATGCCGACGAATTTGCTGAGACGCGGACGGCCCATATTGAACATCATATTTGCAATGATAAGCTGGGCTTCTTCCGGCAGTTCATCGAAGTCATCGTAGAGGCTGCGGCAGTCTTCAATGGTCACGGCTATGTCCAAAGAAAACACCTGACGCACCCGCTCCTCATCAACCGGAGTGCCTACTGGCTGGCCGTGTTCTGGATCATCTTCTTTGACCAGGTGGCCTATACCAAAGGTCGGTAGGCCAAGGTGATCGAGGTAGATTTCAAACTTGCAGCCCTCGTCCTCAGCCAGCTCCTCGCGCAGCTTGTCCTTGTTCATTTCTTTGCCTTCACCTTGCCGACAACGCCCTCAAGCATCCCGCCACCAAAGTAGAAGGCCAGGATGGTCAGCATCGCTTCACCGAGATAGAAGTCATCTATGACTTGCTTAATTTCAGGAATGTTGGTTTTGCCCAGTAGCGTCATCACTAGTACCAGCGCAAAAGACGCCAAAAAGGTGGCAGTGAACATCAGGGCTAGATAGCGCTGGGCTACCTTGAAGGGTGCATATGCGGCCATCGTGTCGATCTTGGCCTGCGCCTTTACACGCTCCATTTCTTCATCGGAGCTGTGGACATCATCAATGAGATCCATGCCCTTCTTGATTACATCGCCATTGCCAAGAATGGACGCCAAAACTCCAAGCATTACTTTTTGTCTCCCATTTGCGTGAAGCCCATATATGCGCCCACAACGCCGCTCAACGAGATGTAAAGCAGCGGGCTGACCTCACTAAGTAACTTGATGCGGGTGTCAGGTATAAAGGGCATGAACAGCAAGATCGTGTAGACGCCCATACCCATCAGAGCGAAACGTGCCAGCCTGAGCTGCGCTAGGTGCTTGCGGCTTTTGTCTTCTGTCTCGCGTATCTCGCGGGCGCGTTCAATCTCTGCGTCTGTGACTACGCCATCATTGTCGAGGTCATAGCGATCAAACTCGCTCGACCTCTGCAGCTTTTTCTGGGCCACTATTCGCCGCCGAGATTGGCCTGCATATTAACGATGAAAGCATTGACCGCCTCAGCCAGCTCAGGATCTTTGCCTGGCAGCACCGCCAGTCGGCCTAGTTGCACCGACAGCGGGTTGACGCCACGGTTGCTGGCTTGAGCTGTAGTTTTGAGCCAACGGATGAACTTTGGTGAAGTCATAAGTTTTGCGGCATAGCGTGGCGCAAGCAAAGCACCGCCACCGGCTGCTGCGGCAGATGCCGCCCCACCAACATCACCGGCAAGCGCCAATCCACCCGCTTGAGCCAAAGCCACGCCGGTTGCAGCGATTTGTGAAAAGCCAGCTAAAGTCACACCCGACCGCGACCGGTTGATCTCACCAATGTTCTCTACCGCCACGTCAGCTAGGCGGGCCAAAGAATCTAGCTCTTTGCGAACTTCTTTGAACCTGGGCGCACCAAACAAAATGTCTTTGCTGCGCTTGTCCATGTTGCGCCAGTTGGTCAAAAAGACATTGGCAGACCATTCGCCGCCACCTTCAGTGGCAGAACCGCGCACACCCATGCGGCCAAGGACGCTTGCAGTTACAGCGTCACGCTCATCTCTAGTCAAAACCTTGAAGACATCTCTGATGCGCTGACCACCGCGCTTGCCTTCACTCATGGCAAAGCTAAACACCTGGCTATCAAGGTTTTGCCGCGCAATTTTATCTATTGTCTTGAGCTGATCGTTTGCGGTTTGCCGCGTGTAATCATTTGCGCGGCGCAACAGGCGTGCTGCGTCTGGGTTTGCTGCAGATACCGCGCTGTCGATATCTTCAGTCAATGCCTTGTAGATGCTTGGCAGCTTTTCATTGCCAGCTTGGTAAACCCTGACAGTCTGTCCCGGCAAAGTTGACCCGACCGCCTTGCCCAAGTTTGTGCGGATTGACCTCGCGGTTCTCAGGTCTATTTGACCGCCAGCAGCGTCTGCGTCTTTTAAAATGGCAGCGATCTGACGCAGTGCCGGCGCATACTGATCTTTCAAAGCCGTAGGTGCTGCAGCTAATTCTGTTTTCAGCTCTGCCTCTAAGGCACGCAATCCACCAACTGAAACACCTATGTTACCAGCCGCGTCATACGCCGCGTCATACAACTGATCTTTTTTAGCGCTGATGCGGTCGGCAGTTGCAAGCGCACCAGCCCGGATCGTACTGCCAATGACCTCTGGGCTACCTTGCGGATCACCGTATTTACGAGCAATCCGGTTAGAGGCGTCACCAAGCTCGTCAATCACGCGGGCGCGGTTTGTTCTGATGATGTCAGACGCAGTGAAAAACGATGCAAGACCTTCTTCAGCCTGAGCGACAGAAGGTCTGCCAGTCAGCGTGGCCGCAGTTGGTTGCACACCCAGTCGAGCAAAGTCTTCAGCACGCTGCCCAGGCGACACGCCGGTCAGTCTTTGTGTGCCTTTTTGGATGCCGGTTTTGACTGCCCTTGTTGCAGCGTCACCAAGCCGGCCACCTACCATCTCAATGCCGATATTTGTTGCCGCCTTGCCAACCTCCTCAACTGGAGTGCCACGCGGCACAGCGCCGCCAGACAGTGCATCAATCGTGCGGTCATATACCTGACCCATAAACTCAGAGCCAAGTGCCGCGCCTGCAGGCACGGTGTAAATTTCCTCTGGCACGGCAGCTTGGGGGCCGAGGTTGCCGGCCACCAGCGGGATTGCACCGCCAACGATGCCCCCGCCTGTTTCAGCAAGCACTCGCCCGCCCTCAACAATGTCGCCCATGTCAACGCGGGGCGGAAAAACAGACTGGATAAACCCAGGAGGGTCAAGCACTTGAATAGCGCCGTCGTCCTGTTGAAAATAAATCGCGTCAGGGTCGATCTTTTTACGCAGGGCAACATTATCTGGGTTTTTGGCCAAAATGTCTGAACCGCGCCGCACATTGTCATAGTAGTTACCAAGCACCTCAACTTTTTGATTGTCAGGCACCGAAGCTAGTATCTGCCGAACCGCTATTGGCGCTCCGGTTAGGTTTTCTGCCAGTTTTGCCATGTGTCACCTAAAAATCAAATTCGCCAGCATCTTCATTCGACGCTGTTGGTAGCTCAAGTTTTACCAAGCCAGGGATTTTGCGCCCTGCACTAAAAGCATCAACGTTTGTGTTGAAGTTGTTGACTAGCCTTTGCAGCTTGAAACGCACTGTCTCGGAAGTGTCAGTTGCGTTTGGCAAAATTTGACTAAAGAAAAACTGTCGTTCTTCTTCTGGTGCCGTTGCACCAGATCTTTCGCGAGTAGTTAGGTCAGCTAAGTTATTCAGAGCGTTCCTGACAACCTGGACATCACCACTGAAGGCACCAGCAGCAGGCGTGTTTAGCCCAACGACCAAAGACCTGTTGACATCTCCACTGATGCCATTCGGGAACAGTTTCTCAACGACAGTGGTCAAGTCTACTTTTGCGGAAGACAAATTCGCCACAAACTTTGCTTCAGTTGATGACAGTTGAGCTGGCTTTTCACCTGCGACAATGCCACCAGGAATTGCGGCATTGGCTTTCTGGCTGGCTTGGTTGGTTGGGTCACCTGGAAGCGCAACATCTCCAGTGACTGTCTGGCCACCAGTGATTGAGCTAACATCAAGACCTGGCTGCATCACGGTGACAGTCCCGCCTGCACCGTCAGGCACCACCACTGGACGCGGCCTCGCTAAATCTTTGGTAAACAAATCCAGCCGCAGAGATTCTGCTTGGGTCAAATCGCCTTTTTGGCTCAGACGTATGACCTCGTTAATTTGATCGAATCGGTTTGAGATGTCGCCTGTAACTTGTGAGCCGCTAGGCGGTGTGATCTTGCCGAGGTTGTCGATTTGGTAAACGCCCAGGTTGGGGTCGCGTCCTGAATCAATGACCTCTTGTCTAGTCATGTCGCGTACAGTGTTTTCTGGCTTTCTCTTGGCAGCAGCAACCGCGAGTTGACCTTCAAGGTTTACGCCAGTCTGCAAAGCAAGCTCAGGAGATACTGTTGACAGCGCTTGCAGGCCAGGCACACCCCCTAAATCCAAACCGCCAAGCGCTTGCGTCAAAGAATCTCTATAAGCGTCTTCACGCTTCACTTGAGCGTCTAAAGCGTTGCGCTGTAGGTATGCCCCAACAAGTGCGCTGGACAGCCTGCCCAGCCCCTGTAGAGGCGTTCTGACAGGCGCTGTGCTTGCACCCTGCTGTGCGAGTGCCTGGCCCATGATGCGGCGCGGATCTGACTGATAGGCAGGGTTCAGCCGCTGGAAGCCAAACGTGGGCATTGCGCGTGGTCTAAGTGCCATTGTGTACCTCTATGAAAGCAAGTAAGCCGCACCCA